TGGCAGAGAGAAACGCCGAGTTTTGGCGTCGATACCCGGAAAGGTACGTCTTGCCCGGAGGAGCCCAGAAGTTCTGGTCGAATGCGCATTGTTCAGAAATGCACATGAAATGGTTGAATGATAACTATTTCAATTTCGTGGGGGGTTGTAAACGTTTTCCCGTTTGTAAGAATCGACGGGGTTTTGATCCACAAGTGAAAATGTTTTATGATAAAGAAAACATTGAGTTCCCAAAGGAATGGGATCTGCCGAGACCAAATTTAACGGCAGCTTATAAATCACTAGCTAAATACGCAAAGAATACGGTGAATATGCCGCCTGACCAAATTAGATGCTTGAATAAAGCTCATGGTTGGATGTCGAAGCATTTTGGAACGTATATGCGTGATGCAAAAATAGTGTCACTTGATGAAGCTATCAGTCGGTTGGACATGGGTTCAACTTGCGGTAGTCCTTTTAATGAGGAATATAAGACGAAAAGAGATTTGTTTGAGGGTGATCCCCAGATCAAGCAATGGCTAGAAGACGATTGGAATCGCCTAGCCTGGGACAAGTATTGGACTTGTATCTTTTCCTCCTCGCTTAAAGAAGAGCTTAGGCCTATTGAAAAGATTGTTGAGAATTCTCTCCGAACTTTTGCTGCCGGTGCTGTTGATGCTACTATACAAGGTAATCGTCTTTTCGTTGATATGAATGAAAAGATGTATGCATCGCACTTGAAGTCTGCTTCTGTGATTGGTATGTCACCATTAAAAGGAAATTGGGATATTTTGTACCATAAGTTAAACGTGTTTAAGAAAGGATACGCGTTGGACGAATCTCAATATGATTCTTCACTAAGAGAATTTCTTATGTGGGGCTGTGCACTTTTTCGATGGAATTGTTTAAGAAATGAAGATAAAACACCCGAAAATTTTAACCGGCTTCGCACTTATTATAGAAACTTAGTGCATACCCTGATTTTGACGCCTGAGGGAATACTTCTAATGAAGAAAGGAGGAAACCCGTCAGGATCAGTAAATACCGTTACAGATAACACATTAATTCTGTATTGGATTCTCGCATATGCCTGGATACGAACTGTGCCAGAGGAATTGTGTACTCTAGAAAAATTTGAGGAACATACCGCTAAAGCATTGCTTGGAGATGACAATACATGGACTGTATCGGATTTTGCTCATGAATGGTATAATGGTAGAAGTGTAATCGAGATTTGGAAAGAACTCGGAATTACCACTACAACGGACTCGTTAGAGCCGCGACCAGCTATTGAGCTTGATTTTCTTT